GAGGAGTGGACAGCACCGATTGAACATTAATAACTTATGAGCGATCTACAGAACCAAACACCCGCAGACACCTACAAGGGATTACTTCAGGTAGGAGACTATACTGATGGTATCACTAATAATACGGGAGCTAATGCACTTCAGGTTACCGATGGGGCGGGAGTCAACACAGCACTAGCACTTTCTACCACTCGTGTAGGTGTAGGTAATAACTCCCCACAGGCAGAGTTAGATGTAAATGGCAATGTGGTTGCAGACGAGTATGCTCTCGATGGAACAGGCACAAGCAGTTCTGCGGTAGCTATTCACGCACCTGCGACCAACGAGCTTGCGATTCGCACAAATTCGACTGAAGCCATGCGCATCGACTCCGACGGGAATGTAGGTATTGGGAATACGAATCCTGATAGATTCAAGACGCTGTTTGGCAATTCCTCTACACTCTCAATTGGTGGAACAAAACCAGGAGAGATTGAGTTAGGTTTTAATGGTTCGGCTTACAGTAATTTTGTTACAGGAACTGGCGGATTGGCTTTCATGAATTACTCGAATACCTCGAGTTCAACAGTACTGGATAGGAATTCCATATTTATTGGAGGCATTTATTGCCAAACTGTATCAAACACAGTCAATTCGAACCCCGACGGAAACGCAGGTGGTCGTTTAAGATTTTACACAAAACCAATCGATGGTACACCTGTTGAATGTATGCGTATTGACGATCACGGCAATGTAGGCATTGGAACCGTCTCCCCCTCCGCACCCCTCGAAGTTTCGTCCACAACAGGTGGCGTGATTATGCCTCGCATGAATACTACGCAAAGAACTGCAATAAGTAGTCCGACACCAGGCGAAATGGTTTACGATACTGATTTAAATAAGTTTTATGGTTACACCTCTTCGGGTTGGACAGCACTTCACTAAAAATGATCTATGCACTCTTGGCACTTACCTTATTGGCGGGATGTTCGCTTCGTTCGACCTACCCGACGCTAGGAGCTATTGCCGGAGGAGGTGCAGGATCTCTTGCGGGACCAGGAGGTGCGGCACTCGGTGCGGGCATAGGTGCTGTAAGCGGGGAGGCATTAAAAAATGCAGATGCACTCGTAGAGGCCGAGGAAACGATTGAGGCTTTAACGCACGGAGATGTATCTGCCCTGGTTGCTCAAGGAATGGCCGAGCATCAGAGCGGATTCGCCGAGTTCACTAATTATATAAAAAGAATCCTTATCGGAGCGGCTGTCATCTTAGGATGCTACCTAGCAATCCCCATTTTTGTGGCAAAAAGATGTGCAAAAACAGAAGTCACAAAATCGACTACCCGTGTACCCTTTCCCCGACCTTCTGATCAGAAATGAAAAACTTAATTCTACTAAAAAAGAAATTCGAAACACTCTCCAAGAGGGGAAAAATGGTTACTGTATTTGTGGCTTTAATAATAGGAATCATCGTACTCGACTGCCTATTTAAATGATGATTGATCGAGTATCAGTCTTAGGAATGTCAGGCACAGCGGCCACCTTTGGCCTGTCTGCATTTGACTCGGTAATCGGTATCGCGGTCGGCCTGGTGACCTTGGTTTATATGTCCCTAAAACTTTGGCAGGAGATTAAGAAGAAGTGAGCAGATACCGATCATACGGCAAACTAGACGATCCATTCGTGACAGAGGGGGATACCTTCTTTCTGCGAATGAATGCTCGTCTGCGGCCTAATCAGTTAAAGCCTGGTGAGGTAGCATTGTCGAAGAATGGCCGGATGAACGATGATGGAACCTGGCAACCCCGCAAAGGACTATCTACTCTGTTTGGAACTATCACAACAGGCGATGATGCGATTACTTTGCCATATGTAATTCTATCTGCATCACGATCAAGTAATGTAGTAACTGTTGTCTTGGATGAAACTCCAAGTTTAGCTTTTATCGTTGGAGACATTGTAACGATCAATGGGTTAAATTTCACAGGTGACGATCCAAATGGAACATTCCCTTTAGCTAGTGTAAACTTTGATACTCGGACAATTACTTACGCTGACACAGGCACAAACGAAGTTTTTACAATTGTTGGAGCATCTCAGCGTTGGGGGACGATTAAAACAACTTACTCGAATCTGACTAAAAATTGGACTGAGTATAATATTGAGGGAAGAACTTCTGTTGCCTCGATGGGAAATGCAATCCCTACAACTCTTAATTATGTGGTCACTGCGGCTTCAAGGGCGAGTAATGTGGTGACTCTAACGCTTGAAGACACTCCAGCATCAGAGTTTGCAGTAAGTGGTACAGTCCATGTCGATGATATCGTTGCATCGATCAATGGCAGTCATACAATCACAGCGATTAACACATCTGCCAAAACAGTATCCTTTGCCGATACAGGGGAAGATATTACTTTTACAGTTAATAGTCCTAATGTCGGTCAGACATCAGTAGCATCGACCACAGAGAACTTTACCTTGGATGACGATGCAGTAAATGGAGTTTATGGGAGTGCAGTATTTTCAGATGCAACAAGCGAGAATGATGACTTTATATTCTCAGCCACCAATAACCTCTGTTCAATCGTAAGACTTAAAGACTCAAAGCTATATAAGTGTAGATACGAGCAAGGCGGTGAGACTGTGGATGCACCATGTGGAATGACACAGGGCTTCGATAAGATGTATATCTTTAGAACCAACAAAACTACATTATCTGCAAGTCCCGTTCTTAATCGTGTGGCTATTACTTCAGGCTCTCAGTCTGGGCAGACAATCACGATAGACACAGTATCTGATCATAATCGTTTGGTAGGGGACTTTGTGACATTAACACGATTGGGGAATTGGGAATACGATCCGAATGACTGTTACCAAGTCGCAAGTATTCCATCATCCACGCAATTAACTGTCACGATGACTGAGTCTCAGACTAAGACTTTCAATGTCAGTGGAGCACAGGTAGAATATTTTGAGGATTTCACAAGGGTGTCTAGTGGAGCATATACTGCACCCGCTTATCTGACTGACACCACAACCACAGCAAACAGTGGATTGGTCACGATGGATGTTGCGTCTCACGGCCTTAAAGTCGGAGACGAGATAACCATAAGAGACGGGTTATCCCCGTTTGATTTATTTGTTAACCAAAAAGCCAGGGTAAACTCGGCATCGACCAATCAATTTACATTTAATTTAGGCGTTGAGGATGTTTCATTGGGGCAGTCTTTATCGATGACAGTATCTAAACAGTTAGCACTCGGTAAAGGATTCATCCATCAACCTGGTGCTCCATTTGGCGAGTTCCATCAGCGTAGATTATGGTTACCCTACCAATATTCATCCGCATCACCTCCTGTGGACAGAGGCATTCGTGATGAAATTTTAGCATCAGACATTCTAGACTCTGACACATTTGATGAGATAGGTAATCAGTTTCGTATCTCATCAGGTAAAAGCGATTTTGTAGTAGGAATTAAAGGTTTCACACAGGATTCGGTGGTGGTATTTAATCGTAAATCCATTCATCTGATTACAGGTGCGAGTGGATCTTTGGCTGATGTAAAAACAACTATGGTTACAGACGAAGTCGGAGCATCTGCTAGAAAGTCTATAGTTCAGGTGGCTAATCAGATTTTGTTCTTATCTGACCAAGGGATATACAGTGTCAATTTTATTGATGAATATAACTTGCGTGGGACAGGCACACCAATATCAGAAACTATTCAGCCTTACATAGACCGCATAAATCAGGACTTTGCCCACCTGTCATGCGGAGTTTATTTTAACAACCGCTATTGGTTAGCACTACCATTGGACTCCAGTGTGGGAAAAGGGGATGGTAATAAACTAAATACGATCATCGTTTATAATTTTATAAACCAAGGCTTTGAAAGCATCGACACTGTCAACTCTTCAGACTTTGCGATCAGGGAATTGCTGGTAGCTCGCGAGGGATCACAGAATGCACTTTACCTCACAACAGAAGAGGGGGGCGTACATAAGGTAGATTCCATGGATGGAGATGATAAGGTCTTACGGAAAGCAGGACAATCACCTGAAGTAGACCCCGGCATTCCTGTGGTCAGTCAGTTGATTACAAGACAATACGATGCTGACACAATGGATCGTAAAACATTCAGTCGTGCTGAATTGCAACTTAAATCAAGCGAAGTCAATCCATCTGATGCTACTGTACAATTTATCACTGAAGATCCTGACTCTACTTCCGAGATTTCAAGCATATCTACGCTACTAGGTAGTAAGCTTGAAACTGCGGAGGATGCCTCGGTTCGCTTACGAGTAAATAAAAGAGGATTCGGTATACAGGCAGACATTAAACCAACTGTCGGTAGACCTTATGTTCGAGCAACCAAGGTAGATACTAGAATATCGGATCGATCAACAACTTCAGTCTTTCAATAGGAGATAGAAAAATGCCAATACTAAATACAGGACAAATCTTTTCATCAGGTGACCAAGTCACCTCACAGAAATTAATGGATATCGCTGACCTTGCGACATTCGATGACCCCGCAGATGGTTCTACTATCATTGTTAATAGTCAGACCTACGGAATTAGCGGTGGAGATGGTAAACTAAAAGTTCCATCAGGAGGTATCACCTCCAACGAACTTGCCACAAACTCTGTTACCTCTGATAAAATAGTCGATGGAGCAGTAACATCTGCTAAATTAAACTCCGATGCAATATCTGCACTGATGCCTACAGGTACAGTTTTACCTTTCGCAGGCATTAACGCACCAACAGGGTATTTATTCTGTGATGGTGACGCAATATCGAGAACCACTTACTCAAGTTTATTTGGAATAATTGAAAAAACCTACGGAGAAGGTGATGGTTCAACCACATTCAACATCCCCGATCTTCGAGGCCGAGTTATTGCAGGTCAGGATGACATGGGAGGGGCATCTGCTGATCGGTTAACCAATCAAACAGGTGGCTTGAATGGAGACACTTTAGGGGCTACGGGTGGGGCTGAGACTCATACACTTGCGGTGTCCGAAATGCCTACACATACGCACACTTACAGCGAATCATCTTCAGGGCCACCAGCTGAAGGAGTAGGTTCTGGATTTACTGACCCAACTGCTGTGGCTCGTCAAAATATTAATTCGGGCAGTACAGGCGGCGACCAACCTCACAACAATGTCCAGCCAACCATCATTTTAAATTATATCATCAAAACTTAATCGCCATGCATAAAGATAAAAACAAAGATCCATTGGCACAGGCCGCTAGGCTTTTAAACGAGAATGCTCCCGAAGGTGAGTCACTCGCTTACATCAATTCAGCAGAAGCAAAGATGCTTAAAGATGCTGGTGGAGCAGGTGAGCCGGTAAACAGTTCAGGCGTACCATCGTTCTTTAATATTGCCAAACTTTTTGGAGGAGGAAAGAAACCACCTCCCATGCCTGAGTTTAATGTCGGTAAATCGGCAAGAGATTATGTAAATGCGATGTCTGATCCTGCGATTCAGGGTAAACTTTTACAGACTCGTCAGACATACGATCCTCAGTATCAGGATTTACAGATAAGCCTCGCCCAGCGAGCCGCTGATCCGATGGCACAGCTTGCCGAAAATCAGGCGATGCGAGCACAGGAGTTTGGCAGTCAAATGGCCGAGCGTCAGGCAGGTTCAGATATATCGATGATTAATCGATTCGGTGCTGACATGACACAGGCATATCGTTCATCCGATCCGCTTATGCAGGCTCGCGTGGAACAGGCTAATCAGTTGGCCGACCAGGCATTCAGAGAGTCTCAGATTCAGGACTTATCTCCTGAGATGAGACGCAGGGCGACTCAATCGGCTCGGGAGGGATTGGTGGCTCGAGGCAGGGACATGGACAATGCGGCAATCGCGGCCGAGGCGATGAGCAGGGAAGACTATTTAAGGGATATCATTCGCGATAATCGTCAGCAGGCACAGGGACTTGGATCTTATGCCAGTGGACTTAATCGGGCAACCTCAGTCGATCCAATGGCTATGCTTAGAGGTGGAAGTAATTACACTCAGCAGGGGTATGGCGAACGGGCGGCTTTATTTGGAATACCACAGGAGCAGTCAACCAGGATCAATCCTGATGCCGGAGTAAATATCGGATTACAGGATAACGC